TTGCGGGGAAATCCCGAGGCTCGAAGCCATCTCGGATTTGTTCAACCACCCGCGCTGTTTGGTTGTTTCGTTTTTGGCCATGATTAAACAACAACCAACCTCTGAAAAAAGGTCATACATATTTGATGGGCGGGGCCCGAATTACCCGCAAGGGGCTGGGGGCCTGGGAAGGACCCAAAGGGGGGGTACCCCCCTGCCCTGACCGTCAGCCCCGGGCTGTCGACAGCGCCTGATCCATCGCGCTGGCGAACTCGCGCTCTCGGTTCGCCTTCACGATGTTGTCTGCGATCTTGTAGAAGGGAACGATCACGCGATATCCAGGCTCGCTGTCACTGAAGATGAAGACTGGGCGAACGGCATCCCCGAACGCGGTTTTCCTCTTCTCCCAGATACCCTGTGTGCCATCGACATCGCCGGCGAAATACTTGTCAGCGTTGCCCTTGCGTTTGCTGCGCTTGCTGCCTGTCGCGTTGGCCTGCACACCACTGACTGTTTCGGCAGCACCCAACCCCGACAGGATCTTCATGATCGTGCCGCGCGGTACGTTGCCAAACTGGTTAAGCGCAGAAGGTGCAGGCAATGCGTACTGGCCTGGCTGCATGATGCCGCGGGCGATAAGAGCTTTCTCGAAGCGCTTGTGTGGTCGCTGGCCGCCCTTCACTACCTGTTGAAGGTAGGTATCTGCCGGAACACCAGACGTCCATGCATCCTTGAAGAACGCGCGAGCCTCGGGATTGCCTTTCTTGGCGGGCTTCACGTAGAGGCTGTTCATTGTTGTGGAGGTCGGCCTGTCCAGGCGCGCACTCATCACCGAGAGCTCGCCTTTCTTCACCAGTACTGCCAGTCGAGTAGCCAGCAGCGCAAAGGCAAAAGGGAGCTGCTTGCTGCCGACTGTACGCAAGGCTTTCGAGAGCTCTTCAACGTTAGTTCGCGCATCGAGCCTGATCATTTCCTACGCCTCATCCACCTTGCGCTCAGCCCAGCGCTTGCCAAGCTTGCGGGCCTGCTCAACGCCAAGAATTCCAACGAACCCAGCGGCGAAAAATGACCAGGCAATGCTAAAACCGAACTCTTTTACCGTTAGGCCCACCACCATCACGATCAGAGCACCGAGAGTTGCCTCGATGAACTGACGCCAGGGCTTTGTTTCCTTGGCGTCGTACTGGATGCGAAGCCAGGTCAATGCGAACGTCAGCACCATGGCAAGACCGTTCTCTCGGAGCGCGGTCAGGACCAGAGCCCAGAAAGAAGGGTCTTTATCATGCATGTTCGGCATCTCGATTCCTCCCTTGCGGGGAGTGCATTAGATCCGGCCCCAGCAGCACTCCCAGCTCGGAGCAATGGGTGTGGTGGAGCCGAAAACGAAAACGCCCCGGCAAATGCCGAGGCGCTATGAACTGCAGAAAGCAAAAAGCCCAACTTCAGAGTCGGGCTTTGCTCGCGGAAAAACCGCAAAGTAACTGAAATCTATAGTTCGCCCCCGGCCCTGTCAAGCAGCCTCGCGACGAAAATCCAAAGCCCCATCGATCCATGCAATTCCGGCCTTCCAAAGTTGCCTGGTCTTCTCCTCACCGAAACCGAGTTTCTTACCCACATCAACCAGGGCCTTATCCCGGGCGGTGTAGTACTTCATCAGCACGTTTCCGCATTCGGGGTATCGTTTCAACAAACGACCCATTAGACCGTCAATCATCAAGGCATCGTCGTCGGTGATCATCGGCGTGTGCAGTGTGTTTTCGCGAGATGCGCAGCAGGAAACGCCCGACCCCAATACCACCCAGCGGCCCCAATGCTCCAGCAGGTCTTCCGATGTGCGCTCGGTGAAGCTCTTCGTTCTGGCCATTGATCAATCCCCCGTGAAATTCGATCCGCCGGCACCGCGACGGTTGTTCTGTTCGTATTGAGTTCCAGCGCCTGCTGGCTTGAAGCAGTTGAACTGTGCGATCTGCTGCTCTGCAGCCTGGAGACGAATGCTCAGTTGCGTCACCAGTACCTCCAGCGGCAAAGCCTCGCCGGTATCAGCTGAGACCCAGCCGGAGGCATTGCACTGCACACAGGCCAGATCGTGGAAGACGCCCGACACAACAGCGCGTCCCCTGCATGTTGTGCACTTGGCTAGGTCGAGTTGAGCGGCGCGGAAGGATGGGCCGTGTGTCTTACTCATTCGTTGGCATTCCTTATCCGAGCCCGTGACCTTGGCGAACGACGCAGACCACCACCCACAGGCAACAGCCGGCAAACAGGGTCAGTTGAATCGTCGGCCATTCGATGAGCGCCGGGCTGACCAGGTAGTGGCGCTCATCCCACCACTTGAGTGCCAGGACCGCGGCGATGCATAACGGCAAATCATCGAGGTAATTGAGCAGGCACCACTCCAGCCATTGCACCACCCATGGGGCGTTATCGGTATTGATCGCCATTTTTAAACCTCGCCTATGGTTGATTCTTGATGGGCCTCGCAGGCCTTATACTCTGCGGCTTCCAGCGGATTACCCGAATTTTCGTTTCTACCGCCCTTCAACCCGTGAATCAGGGAAAAACCTTTGCCGTCTAAATGGCCGTGCCACAGTTCGAGGGCGGCGCGCTTGCGCTCTTCGACAGTGGTGTGGATGTAGGCCTGCACGTTGTGTCCCATGGCATGGTTGATCAGCATCTCGCCAATCAGGAAGTCGATCCCAAGGTCTGCCCAGCCGGTGCGGGCCAACTTGCGCAGGTCGTGACTGCTCCACTCGCCCTTCCCCAGCCCGGTGAACACGGCACTGGCCTGCCCCTCGCTCATGCCCTTTCCGCCGTGGGAGCGGAACAGGTAGTCGCCGTCGTAATGGCTCGCCTTTTGCGCCGCGCGGTACCGGATTAGAAGGGTGCAGACCTGATCGGTCAGTGGGAGCGAGTGCTCGACGCGAGTCTTGGTGTTGCCCACGGGCAGATACCAGGTGCGTTCAGCCAGACTGATGTGTGACCACTGGGCTTTGCGCGTCTCACCGATGCGGGTGCCGTGGCACAGCATCATCAGGGCGAGCATGGCCGGCTGCGGGTCAATCTCGAACAGCTCATGCAGCTGCGCGAGCAATCCCTCAACCTGTACGCCACGTAGGCGCGCTGGCTTGGCCTTGATCTTGGTCTTGGAGAAGTCGCTGAACTTGATGCCCGTCATCGGGTTGGTCGGAATCAGGCCCAGCGTATGTGCCTGGCGACAGGCGACCACCAGCAGGCCGAAGATCAACCGCACGAATTCCAGCGACAACGTTTCCTGAAGCGGCCACATCAGTTGGGTGTCGAGTGTGCCGTGGCGGACATCGGCCAGCGCCAGGCCGCCCACGCGTGGTATCAGGTGGCAAGCGATTGCTGACTTACCAGTGGCCTTGCGCTTGTCGGAGAGGTTGCGGTCGCGGCTCATGCGGTCGGCGTACCACGTCAGCAGCTCGCCCAGTGTCGCCCAGGGCGACACGGCGGCGCCCGCTTCCGGATCGGTGCTCAGGCGCATGCGCAGGTCCGGCAGCGCGGCCAACACTGCCTTAGCCGACAGGTCAGGATAAGCGCCGATCCGATTCCACTTCTTCCGCACCACCAAGCTCCAGGTCCCGCGCGGGCGCGCCTCGCTGAAACGGAAGTACAACCCCGGGTGTCGCGGGTCACGCATCAAGACAGCAGACGGGTCTTCAGCGCGGCGCCGAAGCTCGGCATCAGAGAAGGCCACAGTCAAAGTCATGCAGCCACCACTGTAGGAGCGAGCCGCAGGTAGGCGCGGATCTGCTCCATCGTGTCGAAGTGCCCACGGCATACCACCGCCAGATATCCCTGGGCATTCAGCTTGCGAATCCGCTCATGCTGGCTGTCCGAGATTGCAGCATCGTTCGGTGGTGTGGCCTTGAACTCGATATACAGCCCGAAGAACCCGCCGCGGGCCATCGGCAGGACCAGGTCAGGGATGCCTGCCTTGACCCCCTGGGCCTTCAACTTCGCGGCGACCGCCTTGAGACGATGCCCGCCGTTGGGGACATGAAAGATCAGGTCAGCGACTTCCGGGATACGGGCGCGAAGCTCAGCCATCAATGCCGCTTGCTCGAGCCCCTCACGGTCGACTGGCTTTGCGCGGGCGGTCCGGGCTTTGAGCAACTTCATGGCTACCGGCTTCATTTACGGTCACCACGCGCTTTCTGGTACCGGTCATCGAGGCGGCGGCACACTTCGTAGAGCGCCCAACTGGCGAGGATCATCAGGACGAGCAAAGTCATTGGGTCGATCATGCAGCCCCCTTCACAGTGAGTATTCCGGCCCGAATCAAGGCCTCATGTGTTTCGGCAATCGCGCGCGGCATGTCCTGCCAATCAACAGCGCCGGCCCCGCGGCCGTCGATAACGTCGTGACAGGCGCTGCATGCGTACACCGCAACGGTGTCGAAGCCCTTCATGCCCATGCCCTTTTGCCCGCACGGCAAATGCGCAAGAACAGTCGTGGCTGGGTTGAAGTTGCAGGTGCCCGGCAGGCGGACGGTGCATTCCTGGCCGTTGGCCGAGGCGCGGAGTTTCTTCGAGATCACCTTCATTCCGGATCCCTCGCCTTCTGCTCAAGCTCGATCAGCAGCTCAAGGAAGTGCTTGGCTTTCTCCAGATCAGCGATGCCGCCCTTGTCGCGCCAGCGGGTGACGTACTTGATGACGCTCCCTTCCGCAAAGGGGATGCCATTGGCATGGATGTATTCGATCGGCTGGATTTTGAGCGATTTGTAATGGCCGCCCGAAACCTGTTTAGCGAGTGCACTCATTGGGTTGCTCCGGCGCGCCGGGCGCGCAATTCGGCCAAGGCCTTGTTTCCGACTTCAGGTGTACGGCGTCCTTCCGCTCGAGCGGGAAGCGCCAAGGGCATTTTTTGTAGAGGCAGGCCATCGACCAGGCGGCGCACCGTGATCATGTAATTCCGCTCGAACAGCTTCTTGGCCAGAGAGGTTTCGAGACGGTTCAGATTCTCGAACCCGGACTCTCTCGCAGCGTGCCAAACCGCATCGTGGGACCATGTAGATTGGCCTGCCATCGAGGGGTGGACGTTGCGGCACGCTTCGCGGAATGCGGCGTCGAGTGGCGGGATGCCGAGCATTTCCGGGGTTGGCTGGCACAGGGTTATGAACCTGCCCACGCTGGGCGCGAAATCAGAGCCGACCTTCCGGCACTGCTCGATGCCATAACGGATCTGCTCGATCTTCGTGATTCGCTCAGCCATGAAGGCCTTGGTCCACGTCGCCTTCGCCGAGTTAATTGCCTCTTGATCAGGCCAGGCTTGTTTCCATGCCGGGAAGATCGACATCAGCTCGCGGAATAGGGCGTTGATCACCTGCACGGTGCCCGCATCCGTCTTCAGCGGCACGACCTCGGCGCTCGCAACATTAGGTAGTGATTGGAGCACGTTCGAAACGGATTTCATCACAGACCTCCCAGGTCATTGCCCCAGCTGGTGTCATCGAAATCGAGCTCCTTCCCTTGGCCTGCCGCCTGTACACGCTCGCGCTTCACCCACTGCACCAAACGGAAGCACCAGCCAGCAGCCGAGTCGACGGTGGTGGACTTGGCCACGAAGAAACCCTTGAACGCACGGACGGCTGCGTCAGGCACTGCGTCAGCAGGCAGGCCAGCAATCGCGATCTGGTCGGACAGGGATTTGGCATTCGGCTCCCAGGCGGCGAACATGGCGAAGCGTTGGCGATCATCCGGCGCATCGACGGCGGCCAGGTCCTGTCGAGAAATCTCATCAGCCAACTCGCGCTGCTGCTGCTCTTCGGTTACCTGATGGTTAAGTGATGGATTGGGTGCAGATTCTGCACCCCGTTCTGTTCCAGGCTGCACCCCGTTCTGTTGTGAGTTGCACCCCGTTGCGTCATTTGCACCCCGTTTTGTACGGGGTGCAGGATTTGCACCCCGCGAGAGTTGGAGGTCGTAAACGACTGGGCGACGGTCATGACGATCAATGTGCACGGCGGCGATGGCTTGGTTGCCCTTCTGGATCAGGCCGACCTTCTCTAGATCGTCCAGCTTGTACCGCACGGTGCGTTCAGAGAGTCCGGTGTCCTGCGCAAGGGTTGAGGCCGACGGAAAGGCACCAGCACCATTCGCGCCGGCGTAGTTGGCCAAGCACAGCAGTACGTGACGCGCGCTGGAGTCTTTCAGGGTTTCAGTGGGCAGAGAGAGCGCCCAGGACATTGCTTGAACACTCACAGCGAGGCTCCGATATTCTTTTCAGCCAGGTAGGCCAGGCCTTTGGGTGTCACAAGGGGTTGAAAGGCAGCACGGTCCTCACCGGTTTCTGGATCGCTCTTCAGCGCGGTGACCTTGTGGACGAGATAGCCGGCGGTGATTCGAGGTTGGTAGGCGGTCCAGCGCTTGGAGCCGCCGCGGTGGAAGATCCACCGATTCTTCTCCAGCCACTGAAAAAGCATGGATGGTGGAACCTGCAGCTGTTTTGCGGCATCGCTGATGCAGATTGCGCCGCCGGCGGACGCCAAGCGCTTGATGGCAGCTACCTTCGGCGCCTGGTCAAGGATCACCAAACGAAGCGATT